TAAATATTTAACGGATCAAGCTCAATTAATCGATCAATTGTTCTTTCTGTTTCTTCTTTTTCTTGTTTTTCAGTCATTAATTCACTAAAGTTTGATAATCTTCCAAGTTTATCACAAGTATAATAACCTTTTTCAATATCAAATAAAAACCAATTATTAAAATCCTCGAAAGGATCGTAAGGATTGTCAATAGTTGTTATTCTAACTAATCTATTATCATTATCATTCATACTTTATTAAACTCCTTTCAAGATATTTGATATGGTTTTAGGAGATAGATGCATTGTTTCAGCTATTTGTACATTAGTTAAATTAGCATTTTTCATGGCGATTATTCTTGCTTTCATTGCTGGTGTTATTTCTTTTCTATTTTTTGGCATTGCAAGTTCTCTTAAAATATCTGGATCAGAATTGTCCAAAATTTTCTTTAATTTTTCATTAGAAATTGCACCTGCTTGAATTGCTTCCCATTGTTTATCTGTTATTTTTATTTCTCTTTTTCTTGATGGAACAGCATTAAACATTTCACGATATTTAGTCATTGCTTGTTGCCCAATCTTTCTAATATCTTCTGGTTTTAAATCTGGATCTGCATTTTTCTTTCTTTTTTGTTCTGATGCAGCATAACGAGTTGCTATTCTTTCTGGAATTTTATTTTTTAATGCATTATTTAAACTAACGTCTAACTCTGATACTTCTTTAGCGTATTTTTTCTTAGCTTCAGGATTATATTTCAAACTAGGGGTTGAATAGCTTTCTAGTCTACTTCTATTAGCTAATCCCTTCATATAGTTAGCATAATCGGCATATATCTCTTCCATTGGATGGGGCTTATCTGGTTTAGAATATAATGTTCTTGCATCAGTAGTGGCCTCCATTTTTGTTATTGTATCGGTACGCTCCCTACGCCTATACTCTAGGGTACCATCCTTATTAGTAAAATATATTTCACCTGTTTTAGGATCAGTCTTCATAACTGGATGATATTTAGCTCTTTCTTTAGGATTTGTTACATCATATGTTACCTTCTTACCATCTTTTAATACGATTGTCTGCATTCCTGTTTTCTTATTAAATTTACTATCGGCATAGTACCTATTATTATCATAGGCTATGTTATATATTAATGAACCTTCTGGTTTATTTGGATCATACCAGTCTGTACCTTTAACATTAGTTTTAGGTTCTCCTCTTCTTTTAGGTACTTCGGCAGGGCTTTTAGCTCTAGATATAAGAGTAGATGCTCCACCTATTTTCTCAGTACCATCAGGATTAATTGTTCGCTGCCATTTTCTTCTTAATGATGGTATATCATTATCTATTTCGCTTTGTCTATAATCTAACTTATGTTTTTCAGCATCTATTACAACCATTGAATGTTTAACTGCTCTTTCTATTTCATCCCAACCAGCTCCTAATAAAGTCATATCTGTTATAAGATTTGATATTACACCCATTTGAGTATCAGTATTAGTCATTGGTTTAAATTTATGACCTTGTCTATAATATTCGGTTTCTCCTTTAGAATTTACTCTTTTTTCATCCCATATATATGATTTAGAATCGAAATCTTTTAAACCTGGTAATTCATCACGACTTAATATATGTACTCTACCCTGCCTGTCATGAGTTGGTATACACATTACAGTATCACCATCAAAGTCTGCGCCAGATAATCTTTGTGCTACTTTTGAACTAACGCCAATAGCATCTGTAGATTGTGGTGATATTATACTTCTAGCTACTTTATTATTGTTGTTAACAGTTAATATAGGTATTTCAAATCTACCGCCATGAGGATATCTTATTAATGCTAATTTTGTTCCATCCTTATAATTAGGTGCATATACTTGTGTATCTCCAACTGATTCAATTGGTAGTATAACATGATATCGTTGTCCATGAAATGATGCTGCTTTTAATTCAACTGCATCTTTATCACATTGTTTAGCAAATTTATCTAAATAATATTTCTTTATAGTAGGATTCTCTAAAGATAATATCTCAGCATACTCTTGTTCTTTTTCTGCTTTCTTAAGATTTAATTGCTGTTTAGCTAACTCTTTACTTTGTTTAGATAGAAATTGAGATGGGACACCATTTTTCCATTCACTCCAATCACCTTCATCAGCTCTTTTATTAATAAGTCCTAATTTTCTTTTTCCATCTTTGGGATCTATATACCAATACTGACCCCCTAGATCGGCATCTTTTATTAAAGAACCAAATGGATTATCAGGATCACTCTTTATAGGTTTTAATACAGATCTATCTTTTCCACCTTTTAATGGCACATCAGGTTTCTTATTAGTGTTAAAAACAACATCTATTCCATCTGGCATATTATCACTATAATGAGCCATTCCTTTCATATAATGAGTGCCATCAACTAAAATACGAACCTGAGCATATCTAGATTCGCCGAGGTTCAAATCTGGGACATTTCTACGTATTTCTATAGTACCATCCTTTTCTATACCTTTTACACCATCTGGGCCAACGTCGTCAGCATAACGAACCATCAATCTTTTTGAATCCATACTGGTAGGATATGTAAATTTTTTCTCTAAAGTCATTCCACCATCTCTAGAAATATAATCTTTAATGGTTCCTATTTTATCAAAGTCATATACTTCTGCTGGAGTTCTATCAGGATGTTCTTTATTAACTATCTCAGGAACTGTTAAAACTTTCATAGTAGTATATTGAGTTGGATTAGTTGGCTGAGGAACTCTTGCTTTATAAACATGGTACCCTTCTTTTTCCATAACATATAAAGCAGTATCTAATTTTTCTCTAGATATATTAAGCTCTCTTTCAGCAACTTGTTCACCAACATCTATCATTCTTTTATTAGCAACTTCTTTTTTAAGTACATCTACTATATTTTTAGTTTGATATACTTTAGAATTTTCATCTTCTTTTAACCAACCTCTAATAGTTGATTCATTAACATTCATACGACGTGCTACTTCGGCAAGACTATGACCTTTTGGATTTGTATCTTTATCATAAATCAAACTCTTAGCTCTTTTTATTTGTTGCATTCTATGTGTGTCAGCTGCTATAGAAACCAATTGTCTATATTCTGTACTTGTCATATTAAATTCTTTTTCTATATTATCTTTAGTAGGTTTCCAACCTTTACTTTTTAATTCGTCTATTCTAGATAAGAAATCTACTGGTGAACTTTGATACGGATCTTTACCAGAGCCCCAAGGCCAACGTCCTGAATGACCGACCATCCAAATGTCCAACTCCATAATGCTCGATAAATTCTTCTTCGTTCATTTTTCCTGAACCAATGTACGAACGCATTTCATCAGCTAAAGAACTCATGGTTATACACCCCTTTCTATTTCATCTAAAATTTTATCAACATGAATTATTTTATTCATAATATTCTTTATGTCCTCTGGTAAAGGCTCACAAACTTGAATATCATCTAATTGATATATTCTTAATTCCATTTGAATATCTTCTGGTTTTACTTTGTATTCTAAACAGAATAATGCAGCATATATCATAAGCTGCTCCATATGTACTGGTCTAGATCCAGTTTTTAAATCATGTATTCTTAAGAAATCGTGTCTGAATGATATAGCATCCGCTGTACCAAAAAATCTCTTAGAATAAAACAGAACAACCTCTGTACTCATTTTAAACCCTATTGCATCATTCACATAAGAATAGATAGTTTTCTTTGAGCGTGGTTGTTTTATACCTAGGTCTATAGTGTCTTTCGCCCAGGCATGTAATCTTGTGCCCATTTCAGCTGCTTGTAGACTTTTGTAAACTTCTACAATCTTTTTGTCGTCATATCTTAACCAACTTGAACGACTAGCCCCAAATGGTGCATGTGCTCCTTCCAAATTTGTGTGTAAATTAAATAGCATATGTACCTCCTTTGTTAATCTCTATTAAAATAATTATAAAGTTCTTCTAGTACTTCATCTTTGTTCTCTGGATATATAAATTTAGAGAACGACATCTCATCCATCTTACTAACATAATAATCTTGATTCGGACGATGTGATGCTTTTGAAGATCTTTTGTTTTCTAAAGTAGCCCATTTATCTTTATAGAGAATAAGTAAATCGGGAATGCCTTGAATGTCTCCAGAATCTAATTTAGTTATTATACATCCTGGGAACATTTCTTTCAATTCTTTTTTAAGATTTTTTTGAAAGTCACTTTCTTTCACATTCTTAACCTCCCTTTTTGAAACGCTAACAAAAATAAAAACGACTGTGTAATTTTTCATACACATGCCGTTTTGTATCTTTCCCTCATAAAAGGGTCTGTAAATTTCGCGGACTATTTTATTTTAATTATTTTAAATCATTTTATTTATTCTGTTTTATTTTGATTTTTAAAATCTTTTTCATCTTCATTTTCATCTTTATTTTTATTTTCATTTCTATCTTTTATACAATTACAAATATCAGATACGATTAAATGAATAGCTATACATACAACTATAACAATCCATAATATAGTTTTCTCACTCATGACAATTAATCCTCCTCTAATGATATAATATCTCTTATTTTCTCAAGTCGTCTTTTTATTTCACTTATCTCGTAATTATCTAATATATAATGCCCTTCCATTTTGTTTTGAACTTCATTTAATTGAACAAACAAATCATTTATTAAAATTATAATAGTATTATAATCATCTTTATTTAATATTACTATTTTCTTTGCCATAATTATTCTCCTTTTTATTTTGTTTATCCATTATACCTTTGGCTAATCCTGATATAAAATCATTTATATATTTTATAATATAACTTAATACATCTGCTATGCCAAAAATTGCAGCCACTCCAAACCAAGCACACATTAGCCATTTATCATTCTGATATCCAGCACTTATTCCAAACATTATACTTATTATTGCTCCTATAAAATACATTTTATTTTTCCTCCTATTATTTATATATTATTTCATTTACCATATTTAATAATTTTCTTCCAGTCTCTAATGAATCCAAATATCTAACCACTAATAATAAATCATCAGGAACTATATTTAATATTTTGCATATTTTTTCTACAGTATATGCAGTAGGCATACAGTCACCTTGAAAATATCTAGTCATCGTTTGTTTTGACATTTTTAATTTTGCAGCTAATTCTTGAGCAGTCACACCGTCACGATATAATATATATTTTAATCTACTACCGAATTCTTTACACCAATCAACATCTGAAAGTTCTGAAGAATTATATTTTATTTCATTATAACATTCTACATAATGTCTATTAACAATATATTTACCACTGTCTTTAAATTCTATTATTCTATCTCCATGATCTAATATTAAAATTCTATGAACATCACCTGCTTTTGCATTAGATTTAGCAGATGTTATATCTTGCCAATATGCTTTATACATATTATATCCATCTAAATCTCTTTTTGCTACTTCATATTTTTCTCCCATACTATTACACTCCTTTATATTTTATTCATTTTTACCTATTTTTGCCCACTTTCTGCCCAGAAAAAGTGGGTTTTAGGTGGGTTTTGCCCACTTTTGTTTTCAATTTTTTGCCCACTTTTTCACATATATGCTAAAAAAAGACTTTATTATACGGTGTTTTTTAACATATATGTTAATTTTTAAATTTTTCAAACTCTTTTTTTATTAATATTTATATAAAAAGTGGGCAGAATTAACATATATGTTAATTTTTTACCTCAAAAAAATTTTTTAAAAAAATATAAAAGTGGGCAGAAATATGCTTTTGCCCACTTTTTTGGCCACAAAATTAATCTTTTTTATCAGAATTTATATCAAAATTTACTCCAGATGGCTTCATAAATTCAATAAATGCCTTTTTGCATTCGGGACATAAATCAAATCTTCTAACAGTTTCATAACTAACATGATCAAATGTTGTAGTAATCATATTGAACTGTCCATCTTCTAAACCAGTTCTTGTATGACTTGGATATGAGTCCCAATATTTAGTATAAAAATTATGACATCTATCACACATATATGCTTCAGCCACTATCTATCACCTCTTACATATAATTTTAATGCTGTTCTACTTTCATCCGGAAATTCTCCTAATTCAACATCAGCAAAAGATGGTATACAAACCAAATTAACACCAATAGGTGCTACGAATCCTCTAGCAATACATATAGCTTTCATTGCTTGATTTAATGCTCCAGCTCCTATTACTTGTATAGTAGCATTTCCTTTTTCTCTAATTAACCCTGCAATACATCCTGCTACTGAATTTGGGTTTGATTTTGTTGATACTTTTAATATTATTTCTTCCATGTTTATTTATCTTCCTTTCGTTTTTTAAATTTATTAATAAAGTTTTTAAACCATTTAAATGGTTCATATTTTGTAAATTCACAACTGATAGTACATACCCCATTACAAGTCGGGCAACGTACGTACTTATGCACTCCAAAACCACCGACAAGATCTTCTACTTCTGGTGATGTCATATCAGTGATTATTTCGCTATCATAATATTTAAATTCACATTTGCATTTTTCGCAAATAATCTTATTATTTTCTGGATATTCTCCCTCTTTTATTATTTCCATGTTTATCTCCTATATTATTCGTTGATATAAAATAATCTTCAATATGTTGTAACATTTCCGGTTCTTCCATATAAAACACTTGATCACTAATTGGTGTCAATACATTAAACATGAATTGACCGGAAACGCCAATCAGGACAATTTTCTTTCCATACTTTTGTTAGTATCTTCATAAATGGTTCAATTCTATCTGGATCCCTCATTATTATCATCCTTTTCTTTATAATTCACATTATATTTAGCAAAGTATTCTTCCATCTTTTCTTCCTCTTCATTTCTTTTCATAAATTTCTTTTCTGCATGAAAAGTAAAAAATCTTAAAAGAATATACATAGCTACTAAATATGCTAAAAATAAAATAATCATACCTATAATACCTATTGCTGTCATTTGTGTTCCTCCTTTAAAATTTCTCTAATTATTTTGTATAATAAATATATGCTGATAATGTTTAACATTATACTTAAAACTTTGCATATAACAGCCACCTCAAATATAATTAAATATTTATACATTTTTATCACTCCATAAAAATAAGAGAGAAATTATTTAATCTCTCTCTTTAATTTTTGTCGATCTCGTTGAACTCCTTTTATTTCCTCACGAACTAAATCAGAAACTCCTTTTCGATACCATTTTGTAGCGGTTAAATCTATAATCCAACCTATTGATTTTGCGACTCCATAACCTAATAACCCACATAGCCCGAATAATGCTAAAGTTCCTTTTCTATCTTCTCCAAATTCAGCTAATCGATTATCAAGATCATTAAGCTCTTCATCACTAAATTGATCTAATTTTTTATTACCGTATTTAATATCGCTTTCTTCATTAAAACGTTCAGTTCGTGAAAATGCTCTTCTGCGTATCCAATTACTCATTCAACTCACCTCCTATATAAGTAAGTGTTTTTGACGCGTCCGTACCTTTTCTTTATAAATAACTTTAGACTCGATTTCATCAGTGTTAAATTTTTTGACTATATAAAATTTAGAAAAATTAGTTATTTCTTTATATATGTATGGTTTATATACACATACAATATTACCATTATCATTATAGCCTGTTTCCATTAATAAACTCCTCTAATTTTTTAAAACATGATACACATAAATCAAAACTTATGGAATGTTTTTGTATACCTGGGGTATCTTGTTTATACATAACCCCTCTATATCGTACTGTATTTGCTTTAACATTTTTGTATCCAACTATTATAGGTATACCGACATTTATCACATTTATATTCACTTGCTTTTTTACCAGCGTAATCTTGTTTAATTAACATATCAATCACCTTCATTATTTAATTCATATATAGCTTTAATCATATCTTTATTATTCAAACCTTTGATTGGGTTCACCATTATTATTTTACTTTCATAAAAATAATCATATAGATCATAACTGTAATCGTCTATTATAATATAATTAAAATCTGTTGATTCAGCATGCTCTATAGGAACATTATCAGCATATAGTGTAGTAGTAACTGTACCACCATTTTCATAAAGCCATTTTTTAATTTCATGACCTCTTTCAGAGCTATGTGTATTTAATGGTAACATATCAAATATTTTAACACCATATTCTTTTAATCTAGCCTTTAATACAACCTCGCATTTTAAATCTTTACGCCATGACGATGTTAAAATTACTTTAGCACCAGTTGCATGAACTATTTTAGATAAACGTTTTAAACATTTAGGATCAAATGGCATTTCGTGTGATATGAAATGCATATTATACTTATTATGTATTTTCTTAGTGTATTTTGTGTTATTTAAAACTCCATCTACATCCAAAAATATATATTTTTCCATATAATACCTCCTTACAAACCAATCATTGTTATATTGCCTATAGTTGTCCCGCCATTCATGATTTGGTCAGCAATTTTTTCCATCCTTTTAGCAGCTGGAGATTCAGGATCTTCTTCCGCTTCTTTTATTTCATCGTGAAACATTTGGGAAACAGTCTTATGTTTTTCTTTAGGCGCGATCTTTTTAGCTTCTTCTATTTTGTTCTCAGGAATACTAAAATTAAAATATACATATGTAGAATCACCAGGTTCTTCTTTATAACCTATATATCTGATATGTAATTTTAAATTTTCATAAACATATTCATAGTTTTGTCTATTTCCTCCGCCTACTCTAGATAATACAGTAGCTATAGTTCCTTCAGGATTTAACCAACAGTCTCTATACCTACCAAAATTACTTCTATTAATATCTATTAAATCTAATATTTTGTCTGCTTTTTCATTTTCTCCAAATATTTGTGTATATAAACCCATATTATATTCTCCCTTCTATATTATAATAGTCATGTATTTGTTTATGTGTTGCTATATCGCCATCTGGTATTGTTATGTATATTTGCTCTTCCTCAATCCATACTATTTCCATATTTATTTTCCCTTCTATTATTCTTTATTCAAATGTTTAATAAATTCTTCATCATTCAATAATGTTTCCAATAATCCATGATTTATTATTATTCTTTTCATTATTTTGTGTTCTGTTTTTATATTATCTATTTCATTTTGTTTAATTCGTTCAATACTACTATCTAATTGTTTTTCTTGTTCAACAGCTAAATTTTTCAATCGATTGATTTCACTTATAGGAACAACTAATTTATTTTCCTTTTGTTCATAAAAACAACCAGGGCAACCTAATTTTTCTACTCTACATGTATCCCATTCTTTTGATCCACATACTTGTTTCAATTCTTTTTTATCTAACACAACAAAAGTTGTATACTCGCCATCATCCCAGGCTAATGCTTTACCTTTGAATAATGCTGCTATGTCGTCTACTGACATTGTTATTTCATTAGAACCATAATGATGACCATATTCGTCTTTAGCTTTTCGATTATTCTCTATTACAGTGAACTTATCAATATATTTATCCATTTTTAATCCTCCTAATTTACTAAATGTTTTATTTCATCCCATATATTATACATTTTACGTTCTATATATTCTATATTAACATATTCTTTACCATCTTTTGATAAATAATCAGTATCTTCATAAAATTTTCTATTAACAACTATAGATAATAAATCACCGAATTCATATAATGCGTTTTTTATTTTTGGTAATTGAGCCATGTATTCCAAATCACTTCTATCGAAATCTTCTTTGTTCTCATCTAACTCAAAAATTATTTTCATTTTAAATCCTCCTTAGTCTATAGCAGGTATATGATTTCCAGTATCTTTATAATTCATTTGCATTAATAATTCTGATATTTTATTTTCATAATATTCTTTTATTTGGACGTGTGAAGCTGTCGCGAAATTAGAATCCACCACCATAAAAGCCTCTAAATCTTTATCAAATAGCAATTTGCTTGCATCTGCACGAGAATTGTTTTTAAGCGCTTTTTCATCAAGAACATCAAACATTATTGTTAAATCACAAAAACCTCTTATGTTCAATCCTTGAATTAAAGAATGGCAAAAAGCTTCGAAAAGTTCGTATTTATCTCGGTCATTACATGAAATATAGAGTTCTGCTATATATTCATCGCTTTTACTATGGTCTATTTTAAGATTATATGAATCAGTTAACATATATCCTAATATTTGATCTTTTTCATTATCAGCAATCTCATGTGTTTTTGAATATGTGAATGTTAAAGGCATATCTGCTAGATTGTAAAGTTTTAGCATCCATCTATCATTAATAATATCTTTAATGATATCGTCTAAACTATATTTATCAGTTAAAGGGAAATTATTTGCTTTTTGATATTTTATATTATTCACATAGTTTATTATTATTTTATTATTCATTTTGATTATCCTCCTATTTTATTCTTTTATACCAACTATATTCTTGTTCATCATCGTTTAAATCATCCTTAATCTTTTCCCATATTGTACCGTTTGAAAAACATTGATTTTTCAGGATTTGCTTTAGAAAGAATACAACTTCCAATTGGGTAAAAATTTTTAGCAGTACATTCGTATTTTGCTTGGTCTATTACCCGATTAGAACTGCAAGAATCATCATTTTCTGTATCGTCATCTTCTTCAATATTTAATGTAACACCATTAAAAAATTCTGAGTCTATTACTTTAATACCATATTTTTTAGCAATATCATGTTCTATTACACATCCTCTAGCTAAACGCCATCCATCATCCATATATAACATGTCGACTTGACCTAATAATTTAATTGATTCACCAATATAAAATAATGCAGGACTATACTCATTATATGTATCTGGATCAGCAGTCTCTTCTATTATTGAATCAATAACTTCAATATGCATAGATTCGAATATTTTCTTTAAATAATTCATTCTTTCTTTTATTTGTTTATGTTTCTTACCATTCATTGGCATTGATATCATTACTTTCATTATTTTTTCCTCCTTAAATATTTTATTTTTAAATAAAGCGCTTGGGTTATATGCCTTATTAAATGATTCTAATGCATGCATAAAACTATCTATAGGATGTAAATGTTTAACATTGGATATTTTTTCTCCAGTTGCGCTATTTATTAAATTATAATGGTTACTTTGCATATCATTTATATCAGATAAATCAACTCCAGTAGCTAATTTTTTTATTTGGCCATTAAAATAAAAATCTTTCATAGCTTTTTCTACATCACCACGACAAGCGCCAGTTATTTTTACAATATTAGCGATAAGTTTATCTACTTCGTTTTTAATTTCTTTTGGAAATACTTCTATTTCTACATCGCTCATTATTTATCCTCCTTTATTTAAAAGAATTCAGTATTATTTTAAATTTTCTGATTTATTTTGTTTTTTACTCCTCCTTACGAATTTAATCGTTCTTTTCCTAGCAGGTTTTTCTTCGAAACAAACCGGTTTTTTCGAATGAGTATTAGTAGGATTTGTCAGACATGTATTACATGGCTCACCATCTCCATTTAAATTTTCATATTTACATTTTGAACAATATTTGTCAAATTCGACAATTTTATCTACAAATTCCATATTACTGAATTCCTCCTTTTTATTTTTAATTATATGGATAAAAGAATCGTTCATGTATCCATGTTCTATAATCTGTTTCTATAGAATTCGCTAATTCATAAGCTGATAATGTTCTTATATTACTATCGTCTATAGAACATCTATACATTATATTATTACCTGGGTTTATATTAACATACATTTGCTTTTCATTTTTGCTTATAAATATTCTCCCTTTTATTTTTTTCTTTAAAATATTGTGTATTTTCATACATAAATCAAACTTTTGTTCATTCATATTTTTTTTTCTCCTTTATAATTTATTTTTCTATTTCATCTTCCGCAATTATGTACCCAAGATTATCTACATGCCCATAATATAATTTATATGGGAAGTTTAATGCAAAATCAAAATCTGATCTTCTTTGAATAAAATTCATACAAGCAAAGTTACCATTTAATGCTTGTCTATAAACTTCTTCTGGACTTAGTGTTTGTGTAATATATTCGTCTACTATAAATTTTTTACCACCTATTTTTTGATGTTTTACTTTTTTCTTTATTTTGAATATTCTATGTTCCATGCTATCTCCTTTCTAAAAAATAAGAGGCTCATTTTGAACCTCAAATTTTCTATTAATCTTTCCAAATTTCTTTAGTCTTATCTACTTTTTGTTTGTAATCTTTTCTATTATCGTAAACATCAGATGTTTTCTTAAACAACCAAGTTCCTCCAATAATAGCTGCTATAAACAATAAAAATTTTTTCATAGATTTTCACCTCCATAATATACTTCGTTTTATTCGCTACCAATTTTTATTAACCCATTTACCTTCATTAAAATTACGTTTTTCTTTTAATGCTTTACCTATAGCTAAATCTATACCGCTTCTACTTTTAAAATGATAATAATATAGATCAATAAATGGTGTATTTAATCTATTTATTCTACCAGATGCTTGCTCCATTATTTTATATGAATAATTCTGACTATAAAATATAATTGTATCTGTTTTAATACAATTCCATCCTTCTGCACCAGCATTATATTGAACAAGATATACCCATTTATCTGAATCTGGTATTTCTTGATGTTTATGCCCATTCCATTCGGCTATTTCAACATCTTTTCCATAATGTATGTTTTTAAGTATATCTAATTCATAATCGAAATTATAAAATATTATTGCTTTAGGCGTTTTGTCTAATATTTCTAATAATTTTAATATTCGTTCGTCGCTTTCGTTTACAATACGTCGTAATACATAACATAAACTACTAGCCTGTTGCATCGGTTCATTTTTATATGGATCCCATCTAGTACTAATAGCTTTTTTATATTTTTGTATATCATAATTTACATAAACAATTTCATGATGCGGAACAGTAGTTCTTTGAAAATCCATATTAACTAATATTCTATTACGTAATCTTATTAGACGACCTGTGTTTATATATTTATCTATTTTAGGGTATTTTGAAAATCTAGAATATATTATATGTTCTCTTGAAAATTCTGTTTTATTACGATAAAAACCATTAGCTATAAATACGGGGATATAATCTGACCAAGTATCCCCTGGTGTAGCTGATAGTAATATCCACTCATTTTGTTTTGCAATTTTTAGAAAAGATTTTACCCAAGTACCGCTTCCAACAACTCTTTGCTCATCAAATATGAAGAAAGCATTTTGAACTCCTACATATTTTTTAATATTATTCCAACTATCAACAATTACATTATGTTTATATAATTTTGGTTCTGATTTTGATAGCATAAAAGGGCCCATTTCTGCTTCCCATTCTAATGTATCACGTTTTCTAGCAGTAGTTATTATATATAAATCTTTAACGTCTTTCATTTCGACATACTTATTTATATCAATCTGACCACCATGCTTTGTGAAATAATAATATAGAGCGGTCCTAGATTTTCCAGAACCAACTCCGTCCGTTTAATATACAACCATTTTGCATATTTTTAACCGCTTCTAATTGATAGTCGTACATAAACTGTTTTTTACTCATCTAGGACACTCCTTTCTTAATTTTCCACATTATTCCATGCATTTTCCATAAGTTTTAAACTCATATCAGCTAAAATATTATCGACTTTAGTTCTGGTATAATTACTCAATTTAATATATTTTTTATGTTCATCATACCATTTAAATATTTCTTTTAAATCTTCTTGGTCTTTAGTTGCTTCATATTTACGCCAACTAAATGACCACCAATCACAAATCATTTCGATAATATAACAATCAGGCATATCTAATACTTTAATACCTTCATTTGGCTCGTCATTAATTAATACCCAATATTGCCAATGATGTGGATTGTTATGAATATGATGTAACCATGCATAATTAAATTTATCTACAACTTCTGAAGATCTATTTCCGCCATAGAAATAATCATCATATGCTTGATATTCTTCCTCATCATATTTTGTTTCATCATGCAAATAAACAACATTTCTATCAACGTCATTTTCTACACTAGCATCACCAAATATTTCTGGTAAATTATTTTGAAACCATGTGTATGCTCTTACAACATTTGCTTTATGATTTTTTATATATTCATCATATTCAACACTCATTATATACCTGCTCCTCTCAATACATGTCGTGGTCCATATCCATTTATATCATGCCATATATCATGTATTTTATTTGTTTTATATGCATGCTTAAGCATACTTCTAGCCATTTTTCTATTATATACTGGTCTAGTTATATATATTTTATTTTTATTTGCCATTTTACTTCATCCCTTCATGTGTTATAGATTTTATTGCCCAAGATTGCGCCTCTTCTAATTTAGTATAAGCTAATGATGCTTCTCTGCTAGATTTACCTTCAAATATTTCATCTAAACATTTATACATCTCAGAAAATGCAAAACGTATATATTTTGATTTTTGATCTTGCTCCTCTGTTAAATGATCATTGTATCTCGCTCTAACATGAAGATTCTCATTTTTTAAATCTTCTTCATTAATATCATTTTGATTATTGTTTTCTTCCATAATATTTTCCTCCGTATTTAATTAATCTTATTTCTGGTATTGTAATATATTCCGGATCTGCATCGAAACGTTCTATATTACCATCTAATTTTCCACCAGCTATTAAATATTTATCTTCTTTATAAATTGGTATATTAAAAGTATTATGATCTTTGACACCATATACATGGGCCTCATCAATAATTTTATATATCCACTCTAATAAAACTTCATTTTGTTTTTTAAGATATTCATTATCTTTATTTAAAGATTCCATTTTATCAGTATATAATGCTTTAGCATCTAACCAATTAGTTTTTTCGACTTTTAAATTAAAATTTTCATCATTTAATATTCTACACTCTTCAGTTTTATTATTTAATAATGATTTTAATTCTTGTATACTTTTTTGTTGTCTTTCATTTTTTATTTTCAAATTCTTTATATATTTAAATATCATTTGCTATATCTCCTATTCTTTTTTTTATTATTTTATGCATTAGGTGGTGTTGTAGTGTCATATTCAGCACTATCTGTTATAGTTAGTACATTCATATATAATTTATTTTCAGTATTTAAATATTGTATATCAAACATAGGTGAACTATCTAATGATGTACCAAATATTGCTTTTTGATTATCTAATGCTTTTATGGCATCTTGGGATGACCCAACGGTCCAATAATCTTTCCAAATAACATAAATATCGCATTCGTCTTGAGCTGTTATTATTTGCTCTGCCTCTAAATAAGCTCTAATTTTAGTTTTACATAATTCTATAAAATCTTCTACTGACATAATAAAAATCCTCCTAAAAAATTAAATTTTTGGTAATGGTATATTTTCTAATATTGATCTTTTTATCAATATATTAATATACTCGTTCATAGTATATAATTGATCTTCCAATATATTTCTTCTAGCTAATATATCAAATTCTAAAACACCGACATCATCTTTAAGTAAAACATTTCTTAAACCATTATATCTTATAACATTTTGCATATATTCTGCAATAAATCTTACTCTATAATCCGGATGTGTCATGTATTTTACAGTTGTAGACAAATCGACCTTATCTAAAGCATTTATTTCTTTAATAACATTTTTAAGAACATCATCCTCTATTAAATTTTCCTTTTTATTCTCGTCCATAAAAATCCTCCTCTGTTTTACTAATTTCATATCATTTATTTTTAATAAATTATTTCTCAATTCATTAACTTGCCATGGTTCAAGACATGGATCAAATGTAAATATTTGAGTTAAACTAGGTTTTTCATCTTTATAATAAACCCATGTTTCTTCAATTAAATATCTTGGTTTATTTCGTTTTCCCAATAGTGACTCACCTCTCTTTAGAAAGGTAAGTCATCTTCAGTTTCATATCTACTAGCAAATCTATCAACATTTTGAACAACTTCTATAGCATTTAAATATGCCGTACGTCCTGTTTTACCATTTACTTCCCAATCATATGGTCTTAAATCTAAGTTTACAGATGATATATCCATCTCATCTAAAATACCTATACTTTCTTCATTTAAACGTCTGTGATTTTTACCAGATATAACATATGCACTAGGTCCTCTACCACTAAATTTTATTTTAACTTTTAATGTCATAAATGGCTCTTCGTCTTCATTTCTAGGAGCTTTTATTTTGACATTCCATCCCATTTTTATCAATTCATCACAAATTTCTTGATTTGGTATGATTATACAAAAACTTCTATCTCCTTCTCTATTAAATTTTCCTTCAGTTCCAGAGAAATTTCTGTAAATTATTCTACAATCCTCAATTTCTAACAATTTTCTTGATTCATTAAAATTAATTTTCATAATATTTTAATTCCTTTCTTTTAATATAAATTTGAAAAAAAAAAAAAACAAAAGAGCCTATTTTCTAGACTCTTTTAAAGTGGCTTTACATTCTTTGATTTTATTAGCTAAAGTTATGTCTCTCTCCGACAAATAAATTTGCCTGTCTAATATATTATTTTGTCTTTTTAGTATAAAAATATCTGATCTTTGTAAATTTGCATCTCTTTCTAAACTTCTAATTTCAGAATCAGTAATCTTTTTATCTAATACTAAAAATCCTAAACTTCCAATTAAACAAGTCCAAATTACTCCTTTATGTTTTTCATATTTTTCTTTAGCTTTTTCTTTGAATTCTTTAAATTTCATTTTAAACCTCCTTCATAATATACTTCGTTTTATTCACTATTTATGAATAACATATCTAGATAAATTATGACCTAATTGGCATTCATTCATATCAAATTTAGGACATTCCCAACATGTTTCATAGTGTGGGTCATGACAAGGAGGATAAGGTTCATACTTACCATCTACTGTTAATTCCATTTTGTTAGGATGGCACTGGATCATCTGATACAAACCATTCGAAATCACCATATTGCGATATCGTATCAACAGCTTCATCTACTAATTTATTATAATAAGATTTGTCTATTTTATCTTCACAAATATTTCTAACCATCTCAGATTCTAACCATCTAAATCCTTTAGCTCCAGTGGCAGAATAATATTTACCATCCTGCTCTCTCATTAACAGACCAGCTCCATTACCTGGTAATATAGGACAGAAATTACCAACTCTTCCTACAAATTTATAATCATGTCCTTTATTTATTTTGATTATTAGATCATCTAATTCTTTATCACCAGATTTGCCAGATAAATCTAATTCGATACCATTAGCTTTAGCATTTTTAATGATTTTATCAAGTTGTTTTTCATATTCAGAAACATCTGGTAATTTTTCATTAAAATCTAAAAACAAAGATGATTTTACAGATTTTGTCTCACACATATCATCAAATACAATAGGTTCTTTACTAAATAATGTCTTGAATACATATGGAATTTGGAATTGTGTTCCAGTTGCATCCCAATGTCCAGCTTTCTTTCCATTAACATCATCTTTAGAATATTTACATACATATACAGCATCATTTACTAGACACATTTTTTCGTATGTAGCCTCATGCTCAAAAGTATATCCATATTTCTTACCAAAATTCATAACGAATTCGATTATTTCTGGAGTAGCATTAGGTATTTTGATTGAATCTGTCTTGATATGTGCTACTGTAAATCCTCTATTTTGAACCTCATGCTTTAAATCAATCATAAATAAAGCTCCACGTTTCGCAACTATATTATCTTTATTTCGAATATCTCTAAATGGATTATCAAAATTAGCAGCAGTTAAACCATAAACTGAATTTATAGCAGTTTTTAATGCATTAGCTAAATTCTTTGATGTTAATTCACCATCTATTACTTTTTGAACATATGGTGTTAGCTTACCGTCAAGCATATTATTAACAGCATCCCAATCTTCATGCTTAATATTAACCCTACCTTCAACAATGTCTCTGAATCTTCTTGTGTATTCTGGTCCGAAATAGACATTCCGCAATATCGCTATGAGGATGCATAGAAGCAATATCGAGTAAAGCAACATTACAATGAATTCCAGGTTCGGCATATACATAACCTCCTTCACCTACTTCCTCATCTCGATATGTAGAAACTCCAGATTCATATTTATATCCTGGAAAATATGGAAGAATACTCTTAGCTTCTCCATGTTTTTGTTTCATCATATCTGGACAAGCTTCTTTTAAGAATTTTTCTATTTCTGGATCTAAATAATTTACTGGTTCTGCTAAATTTCTATAAAAGAATTTACTTTGAGGTTTCTTTTCATTGCCAAATATTATTTTAGTTGTTAACATATTTGTAGTATCATTTACTGACATATCAGCCAAATCAGCCAATATTTGTCTTGCTAACCAGTCTGCTGATAAATAATCGAAT